CTAAGTCACCAACTGGTGATGGAGCAACAAGTGATCCAGTAGCAGACGGAGCCCAAGCCGAGCGTGGTCAAAATCAAGATTCTGGAGTGAACAACGATTCAACCAGTAAATTTAATCAAGGAGAATATAATGAGTGAAGGTAGTTTGGTATATTCAAACAAAAATTTAGTGACAGCAGATGGTGCTGTAAATATTGGACAACATACAAGTAAGTTGTGTGTTTACAACAAGGGTGCTAGTGATGTTGACATTAAACTTAATGAACAATATACAGTTTTGCTTCCAGCAGAGTCTACGGAATACATAGAAATTGATGGCGATTATACAACCATTCAGGTAGTCACCGCCTCTTCTGCTGTAGCAGTTTTTGCATTAGGCTGATTTGCAATATTGTTAAAAACAATATATGCTGGTAGGCTACGAGGGCTAAATGTCGGATTTTAATATTTCATTCCCAATTGATATGGTTAAGCGGGAACAAAGAATTGTGGTAGGTATTGCTACTGCAGACAATATTGATAAAGCTGGTGATATTGTTGACTTTGAGGCATCCAAAGAGGCTTTTGCAAACTGGGGTGGGAACATTAGAGAAATGCATTCTCCTATTGCTGTAGGCAAAGCTGTCAGTTATGAACCAGTTGTTATTACTGGCGCTGATGGAACATCATATAATGCTGTTAAAGTAGAAGCTTACATCTCAAAAGGTGCTGAGGATACTTGGCAAAAAGTTCTTGACGGAACACTTCGTTCTTTTTCAATTGGTGGCAAGGTGATTGAGAAATCCGCATCAGCAGATAAATTTTTTCGTGGTAAGCCAGTAAATATTATTAAGAAATATGTTCTTGGCGAGCTTAGTCTTGTAGATAATCCTGCAAACGCCTTGGCTATTATTGATATTATCAAAATGAATGATGACGGTCTTTTCAAATATGCTCTTGATTGCGATCTTGATTGCCAATTAGCAAAAGCAAAGCAACCTCTTAAAGATCCAAAAGGTGGTCTTACCGCAGCTGGTAGAAGACACTTCAAGCAAACAGAAGGTGCAAACCTAAAACCAGGTGTTCGTGGTGCTGCTGATACACCAGAGAAATTGCGCCGCAAAGGATCATTCCTTACAAGATTTTTTACTAACCCATCTGGACCGATGAAGAAGCCAAATGGTGAACCAACACGACTTGCGCTTTCCGCAGCAGCGTGGGGTGAGCCTGTCCCCCAGGACAGAGCTGATGCAGCAAGGCTTGCTGCAAAAGGTCGCAGAATGCTTGAGCGCTATGCGAACTCAAAGAAAAAAGGTTTCTTAGAAAACGATTTTGACGAGGATTTGTTGGATGTTGTTCTGGAATTAATGAAGGATCAGGGTTGTGACTGTGGTTGCAATTCTTGTGAAGATGTTGAAAAGGATGCGTCTGTAACAACAGAGAACGCAGAGTCTAAATATCCAGCAAGAAATGGTATCACATCACCAACCGTTCCACCATTTCCACCTGGCTCTCCGAAGTTTAAGCCAAAAAAGAAAGTTAAGAAAGAAGACCTTTCCTGTGGGGAGGGTTATCACCAAGAAGGTGAAAAGAAGGGTGCGGATGGAAACATGGTTCCAAACTGTGTTCCAAACAACCCTGCTCAAAATACAACAAAAAGTGAAATGTCCTTACAAGACAGTGAATTTTTTGATACAATTAAGGAGATGATTGAGAAAATGGAATCTATTATTCAGCAAGACTCTGAATTGCAATTAAATGATACTTATGATAAGATCTCTGACATGAATGAACAAGAAATTAGTAAGCTTAGTCTATTGAAAAAGTTTATTGGATGGCTTGTTCCAGATGTCGCAGAAGAAACAACTTCAACTTCCGTTGAAGTAAGTGGAGACACACAGGAGGAAGAAATGGACATTAATGTTCTTAAAGATGCTCTGAGTGCTGTTGTTGATGAAAAACTGGCTAGTTTTGCTACTTCAATCAAGGAAGAAGTTGAAGCCTCTGTTCAGGAAAAAATTGAAGCAGTTGCTAAGGGTTTTGAAGTTCAGAGTTCTGAACTTCATCAGAAGCTGGAAACAGCGGAGTTGGCTCTCGCTGAGCAAACAGAAAAGGTTGAGGCATTTGCCGCAGCTGGAGCTGTTAAAAAGAGCGTAGATCCAGAAGATGAAGAGGAAGTAGCAGAAGAGGCACTTGCCAAGTCTGCACCTACTTCATTCTGGAGAAATACATATTTGCCACAGGAGTTAATTAACTCCCTAGGTTATAGGTCATAAGGGAGGATTAACATATGGCATCACAAGAAGAAATTTTGGCAAAAGCCAACGAAGTCACTACGACAGTGGTTTCAAACAGCAACCCAGTCAGTGGTGGTGGTGGACTTCTCTACCCAGAGCAAGCTAATCGCTTCCTTGACTTCGTTGTTGATCAGTCAGTATTGATGAAGAACGCACGAGTAATTCGTATGCGTACTCCACAGATGGATATTGACAAGGTATCTGTCGGCACTCGTTTGCTTGCAAAGGCAACCGAAGCAACAGATGATGGCGCAAACGCAGCCGTTACATTCAGCAAGGTATCGCTTTCAACTGTAAAGCTTCGTCTTGACTGGAATATTTCAACGGAATCGTTGGAAGACAACATTGAGGGCGCTTCACTGGAAGACCATATCGCACAGATTATGGCTCGTCAGACAGCAAACGACCTTGATGACTTGTTTATCAACGGTAATACATCGTCAAACAATGGTCTTATTAAGGCTCTTGATGGTTTCAACAAGCTTGCAAGAACAAGCGGAGATGTTGTAGACTTCGGAGGAAATAACATTTCCCGTTCGGTCTTTGACAAAGTTCTTCGTACCTTGCCAAGCAAGTACTTGCAGCGCCGCAATGAATTGCGATTCTTCACAGGTCCAGGACTTGTTCAGGATTCAATTTATAGCTTGGGTAATCCAAACTCGGCAACTGAGGCAACAGCAGGCGCACCTGCTCCAATGTCAACAGCTGGTGAAATGGCGTTCTTGCAAGGTTCAATGAGAGCAAATGGTGGTCCAGGTGCAACTGGTCTTTCACCATTCGGTATTCCTCTGATTGAAGTACCTTTGATGCCAGAAACCGCAACTGGTGACTACTCTGGTGCAGCAGGCTCACATGGTTTTGTGGAACTTACATTCCCTAACAACCGTGTAATTGGTATCCACCGTGACATCACAGTGTATCGCCAGTTCAAGCCAAAGACTGACACAATTGAGTACACACAGTACATGAGAGTTGCAGCCAACATTGAAAATGCTGATTCATATGTAATCGGTAAAAATGTTAAGTTGCGTTCACTCTAATTTAAACAATTAAAGTAGGTATTGGGCGGGGTTCACAAGAACCCCGCCTTTTATCATATTTAAATTGATTTAAATTAACATAAGTGGTAAGATTGATCATATGACTAATAAAGAAACAAGTGTAACATCCGAAAAAATTAATAAACCGAAGAAAGCTGTAGCAAAGAAAGTTGCAGTTAAAAAAGAAATCATTGAAGAAAACATTTCTGAAGAAGGAAAGGTTTTAATTGTATTTGAAAGCGGAGCTGGATATTCAACTGCATCTGGATTCCGTTTTTCACAAAGAAATAAAATGGGCTTGCTTCCAGCAGAAGAAGCCAACTTGCTTCTTGCATTGGATAATTTTAGATTACCTAGTGATGAAGAAAAAGAAATGTATTATACTAATCAGGAGGATTAAATAATGGCAGGCAATCTTACAAACTATCTTGAAAATAAGTTGATTGACCACTTTCTTGGTACAACCACTTATACAAAGCCAGCGGCTGTTTATGTAGGGTTGTTTACCGTTACACCTGGTGAAGCTGGTGGTGGAACAGAAGTTACTGGTGGTTCATACGCTCGTCAAGTAGCGACATTTACTGGTGCTGCAAGTGGTGCAACATCAAACGACACCAATATTGATTTTACAGGAATGCCAGCCGCTACCACTGTAGCAATTGGTATTTTTGATGCTTCAACTAGCGGCAACATGTTGCTGTACGGTTCACTCACAACAAATAAAACAACGGATGCTGGGGATACTCTAAGAATTGCAACAGGCGATCTTGATATCAGTATTGACTAAGGAGGGCAAGTGCTAAGAAGAGAATTTAGTGGTGCTGTCCTTAGAACAACTATTACAGCAAATATTTCAAACTCAGCTTCATCTATTTCTGTCCTAGATGGTTCAACATACCCTAGTGGGAATAATCCATTTGTCATTGTTGTTGATCGTGGATATTCTGATGAAGAAAAGATTCTAATCTCTTCAAGATCATCCAACACCTTTACTGTTGAACAGAGGGGTTATGATGGTACAACAGCAGTAGCTCACACATCTGGCGCTTATGTTGACCATGTTCTTGATGCTGCTGTAATTCAAGACATGAATACAACTACATATGATAATGAAGTATTAATGTGGATGGGGGTGTAATATGGCTAATTTAACGCCAAAAAGTTTTTATATTGGCAGTGGTTCTACTACTGATGCCTATACAACAGCTAATGTTGCTGGTAATTATTCAATTATCAAAAACATCAATCTTTGCAATGCAACTGCATCTAATGCTGTATGCAGCATTCATATTCTTGTTGGAGCAGCAACGGCGGCGGCGAATAATAAAATTATAAGTAATGTGAATGTTTTGGCAAACAATGTTGTGTACTACAATACATCCATAGTCGTACCTGCTAATAGTAAAATCTATGTTGATCAAGTAACAGCTAACGCTGTGACATTTACAATTAGCGGTGTGGAATATGCCTAATCTTAATAAAGATTTAATTAACGATACACTCTCTGTTGATTTAGACAGCACACAGACGCTTTCTAATAAAACACTTACGACCCCGATTATTAATGGACCAACCATTACTGCAACTGGTCAAACACCAGTTATTCATGGCATCTATCTCCCAGAACCCCATGTGATTTATTTTGAAGGTAGTACAGCTGATGGTTTTGAAACAATCCTAACCGTTGTTGACCCAACAGCCGATAGGACCGTCAGTCTCCCAGATGCGAGCGGTACACTCACCTTGGCAAACTCGGATGTGACATTTGCTAATCTAACAGTGTCTGGTGATTTGATTGTTAGCGGTAACACGACAACTCTTAATACCGCCAATCTTAATGTTGAAGATAGTTTTATCCTTCTTAATTCTGGCGAGACTAGTTCTCCGACATTAAATTCGGGTATTGAGATTGAGCGAGGAACTTCTACCAATGTCTTTATTCGTTGGAATGAAACTTCGGATAAATGGCAGTTCACAAATGATGGAACAAACTACACAGACCTAGGGGCTGGCGGTGCAACAATCTCTGACACTGCTCCAACAAGCCCAGTTGCTGGTCAAGTTTGGTTTGAGTCAGATACTGCCGCTACTTATGTTTATTATGATTCTCATTGGATTGAAATTGGAGCAAGCGGTACAGCTGCCTATGTAGGAGATACTGCTCCTTCTAACCCAATTCCTGGTCAGTTCTGGTATGACTCATCAGATGGCGGTACCTATGTTTACTACGACTCAGTTTGGGTTGAAGTTGGTGCATTAGCAATAAATAGCCTTTTGTCAATTATTAATGCAAAAGGTGATTTGCTCGTAGGCACCGCTGACAATACTTTAGACAGACTAGCAGTCGGAACTAATGGTTATTTTCTAAAAGCAAATTCATCAACCACAACAGGTCTTGAATGGGCATCAATTCCAACAATTAATGCCCTTGATGATGTTGGTGATGTAACAATCACTAGCGCAAGTTCTGGTCAAGTGCTACAATGGAATGGTAGCGCATGGATTAATGCAACAGTCAGTTCAGATGTTATGACTGACACAAGAAATGCGGCTTTGATTATTATGGACATAGGAGCGTAAAGTATGGCATCAGGAGATAGAGTAGAATCTAGGCTGGGTGGACCAGTTCAGTTGGGAACTTCAACAACAACAATTTGTACTGCTGGTTCGGGCATCACAGAGGTGATTAAGCAAATTATTATTACAAATACAGATACTGTTGATCGCACTGTTACTCTTGCTATTGGAAACGCAGCAGTTGCTTCTAACAGAATTTTATCGGCTCTACCAATTGGTGCAAACGATGTTATGGTTTGGGATACAGCTCTTGTTCTCCTAACCACAGAAACCCTCCAGGGTTTATCAGACACTGCCGCCAAGGTTAATGTCACGGTGGTTGGCTGGGAAAAGACGAATTAATTATGGGCTTTTCATCAGCCTATGGTTACTCTAATCTTGGTATTGTTAGCTATGGGTCTGCCGCTAGTGGAATAAACACCACAGTTGACGGGACTGCTTATCAGTATGTTGCGATAACTTCTACAGGTAGTTTTACGCCAATGACTCCAGGTTTGTTTGATGTGATGGTTATCGGTGGGGGTGGAGCAGGCGGTGGTTCGGGAAACTTAAGCGCAGACCAAATGGGCGGTGGCGGTGGCGCAGGACAAATCGTGACAACAACCGTTTATTTGCCTGCATCTTCAACGACAGTAATAGTTGGTGGTTCTGCTGCAGGTGTCTCATACGCCTACGGAACACGAGGAAACTTTTCCCGCATTGTTGAAGTAATCGCAATCGGTGGTGGTGGTGGTGGTGCTGGTGGAGGAATTGTTGGTGGATATCAGCCTGAGCCTCAACAGGGTGTATCTGGTGGTGGTGCAGCCGATTCACAAAACAAGTTTCGTTTTGCATTATTTGGTAATGGGACATATGGCTATAACGGTGGACAATCAACCGTAGATAGAAACGCTGGCGGTGGTGGCGGTGCAGGTAGCGCAGGCACAGACGGAAGCGGTTCAGGAAATACGACTACTGGTGGTAATGGTGGTACTGGTGTAGATATCAGCACTTTTATCGGCGGTAGTGCTCTGTTCAAATGTGGTGGTGGTGGTGCTTCAGGCAGAACTACTAACGGAACAGGTGGTTCATCTGTAGGTGGTGCAGGTAGTGTCGCTGGAAATCAAGACGGAAATGCTGGAGTTACTAACAGTGGTTCTGGCGGTGGTGGCAACGGCTACAACGCAACCGCATCTCGTGGTGGTGCTGGTGGTTCAGGAATTGTTTACATTAGGTGGAGGGTATAATCATGGCTCACTTTGCAAAAATTGAAAACGGTATTGTCACTCATGTAATCGTTATTGCTAACGAGGATTGTGGTGGAGGCGATTTCCCTGTATCAGAACCTATCGGTCAAGCGTTTATTGCTTCACTCGGTATTGAAGGTGAATGGAAGCAGACTTCTTTTAGTCGTGCGTTTCGTGGTAACTTCGCTGGTTATGGTATTGTTTATGACGCTGAACTTGATGAGTTTCTTGCCCCGATTATTGAGGAGAATGTATGAGTATTTCAGGTGCCCGCCCAAAAAGATTAGCAACACAGTACGGTATTGCTTCGGGTGGTACAGCTACAGATATAACTGTATCAGGTGTTTCATATAAGTTACATACCTTTACTTCCGATGGAAACTTTGTTGTTTCTACAGGGGGCTGGTTTGATGTGCTTATGTTTGCTGGCGGTGGTGCTGGTGGTGCTAATAGCGACACGATTGGCACAGGTGCTACAGGTGGCGGTGGTGCTGGTGGACTTGTAACAGAAACAATTTACATGTCTCCGAATACTTATCCTGTTGTTGTTGGGGCAGGTGGAACTTCAGGAACAAATGGGGGAAAATCAAGTGTTGATGGTCTTATAGCCGTTGGTGGTGGTTTTGGTTATGGGAGCAACTCAGGAGAACGACAACTTGCAGGATTAGGCGGTAGTGGCGGTGGTGGTGGTCGTGTATGGAACGCTGGCGGCGCAGGTCAACAAGGTTTTGCAGGTGGCTCACAATCAGGCGTGACAGCAACTAGCGCAGGTGGAGGTGGCGGTGCAACAGCAGTTGGCGTAAACGCATCAGGCACAACAGGAGGTGCTGGTGGTGCAGGATTTGATGTAAGCGCATTTATTGGTGCTGGTTCGGCACTTTTTAAGGGTGGTGGTGGTGGTGGTGGTGCATCGGTAACAGTTGGTGCGGGTGGATCATCAGTTGGTGCGGCTGGTACGACAGGTGCGACAGGAAATAGTGCCGCAGCGAATACTGCTTCAGGTGGCGGTGGATCTTATGCTGCTACTGGTGTTGGGGGTGCTGGTGGTTCTGGAATCGTTTATATCCGTAGAAGAATTGAAGGTGATGCATTGGCAACAACCCAAGGTTATGGAGTTGCAACAGGAGCAAGTTCTCCAACATCAATTACGGTTGATGGTGTTTCTTATAACCTTCTTACATTTACATCGGATGGAACATTAACGGTTACAACCCCAGGTTTTTTTGATGTGCTTGTCGTTGGCGGTGGTGCAGGTTCAGTTATTGGTGGCGGTGGTGCAGGTGGCGTGTTAGAGGTGACCAGCGGATATTTTATGGCTGGTTCACACACAGTTGTTGTTGGTGCTGGTGGTGCAGATGGCAGAAACGGTGTTAGTTCTCGTGCAGGAAGTTACTACGCAGTTGGTGGCGGTACTAGTACCGCTGGGGCTAATGCGTTTGGTATAACAGGTGGCTCTGGTGGTGGTGGTCGTGGTACTGGTACTGGCGGTTCAGGAACATCAGGTCAAGGAAATAGCGGCGGTACTGGTGCAAGCGAAGGTGGTGGTGGAGGTGGTGGTGCTAACGCAGTTG